TTTTTCTCGCTGAAAGACTTCGCAACGACGGTCATCGATAATGGTGAAAACAACGCGCTATCGGCCTTCCAGTTGGCCGTCAACTCCGGTGAGATCATAACCATCCCTCCGACCGCATACTCCATCAAGTTAGATGGGACCGTCGAAGTCAATAATCCCATCACAATCAAAGGCTCTCGGGGGAGCTCCAAGATTACGCGTACCGGGTCTTCTGCAGGTTTCAGCGTGAAATCTGATGACTGCACCTTTGATGGCCTGTTCTTAGATGGCGCAGGCCTTACGGCACAGTCCTTCGACTTCATCCTCGCCACACAGACAAAATCGATCTACCGGACGCTGATAAAGGATGTGCGTACACGCCACTCGCGTGGCTTCATGGCTGATGAAAACTACTCCGCAACTACTCCTCGGGGGCATGTGGTCTATGACTTAAAGGTCAAGGGGTGTCACCACATGCAACACAAAGGCCCTGGCTACAAAATATACGACGGCATAGCGTTCCTTGTATTTCGGGACGTGTACGTTGAGCTAATCCATAATGACATGGCTCAAAACTTTATTGGATACGACATGCGAAACATGGAAGGCCTATTCATGGATAGGGTAGAAGCAACCGGATCATGGAATATTGATGTCGGGACGAGCAACGCGCAAATTGGCTTCAACATCACTAATGGCGCAGCCGTTCACCTAAACTCCGTGTTCGCAGATAACTTCGGCGGTCAGGGGATGATTTTTAACACGATCAATTACCTCCATGGTACTGAGCTTACTTCATCTATCAATAATCTTGAGGGCATCAATATGGATGTGTGCCAGAAGGTTAAGCTTGGCGTTGTTCATGTCAGTGGCCGCAGGTCTATAACTGGCGACAAAGCAAACTCTGTTGGGTTCGCGATCGGAAGTGGATGCGTCGATGTAACGATAGGTGTCGTTGAGACGCAAGATTGCGTTTCTGCTGGCCTTGCCAGTTACGGCCAGCGGGTCAATATTGGAACGCTCACGACGCATCATAACGGCACGTATGGGTATGTGGCAGAGGGGGAGACTGGTGATAGCCTCTGCGTCGGCCTGAATGCACATGACAACGTAACCGGGTCCTACTACCTCGGCAACACCGCCAACAATCACATTGCTGCATTCCATGGTCCATCAAAAGACTTTACGGCTTCCATAACAGGGCCAGCAAGCGAGTAGGGAAGGTGACACTATGATGAGCTCTGAAATACCTAGTGTCGGAACTGCAGTTTTCTGGGCCACAGATGACGGCATAGCTCGCGGTGTGGTGCAGTCTCATGAAAGCGACTGCGAAACCGGAGAGTTCAGGTGTCTGAAGATCGAAAGCCTGTACTACCGGCGGGGCGGCCAGGACATAGGTTCCCCAATTGGCACGACTTTCCTGGCGATGCCATCTGACGTTTTATTGGAAGAGCCAAACTGAGCCAAGTGAACCGCCTGGTTTGCCGGAGGCCCCACTTTCTCAGAAGTTGGAGCCTCCGGCAAACCAGGCGGTTCACAACTTTCCACTCGCACTTTCCTTGGAGGGCTGGTAATGACTGGCAACCAAACCCAAGGAGAAGATTAGGCCGTGCAACGAAGCGGAGCGATTGACGGGCTTAGGGGCCTCGCTGCAGTAGCAGTTATTTACTACCATGCAATCCTGACTGATACCTCTCTTATTCAGAGGGTTCTCTATCCTAGCATTTTTGCTGTGCACGGTACGTCGGACATCCTTGCCAAGGTTGTTTTGACGCTAGTCAACGGCCAAAGCGCCGTCATCCTTTTCTTTGCTCTTAGCGGCTTCGTTCTCAACCGGAGCTTGATGCGCGCAGCAACTAGATTCTCTTTGCCGGTCGTGGCCATGGATTTTGTGTGGAAAAGGGTTTGGCGGATTATGCCGGCTCTATTTGTGACCATAGCCTTCTGTTTTCTCATTTCTCGATCTTGGATTACTCTCAATCTTCCGGGGTCTGATCTATGGCATTTCCAGTCGGCCGCGAACCTGCATAAGGCGGTGGAGAACGCTTTTCTTCTCAAGATCAGTATGCATGGCGCGTCTTGGACACTTCAGGCGGAAATGCTGGTCGTACCCTTCATCTTCGTGGCTTTTCTTCTCGGGCGGTTTATCGGAGTTGCTGGGCTGACGGTCTCACTTGTGTATGGCTTCTTCGCGCTTTCAACACCAGCGCTTGCCTTTGATCTGCCCAATATCCCAGGAACTCTGGCAGCATTCATGGCAGGTATGCTAGTGGCAGACGATAGATTGATCAGCGCATTGAGGATGCCACCGCACCACTTGATTTTTCTCGGTGTATCCTTCGTATTCCTGCGTATCTTGGCTGACCAAGGGGCTATTGCCACCACTCTCGGACAGTCATTACTTGCAGCAATTCTGGTTGGGGCAACATATGCGTCCGACATTGAAGGGGATAATTTATGGTTGCTGAATTCAAAACATGTCCGCGCATTAGGCCGGATTAGCTACAGCCTATATCTGCTAAACGTTCCTTTCCTTTGGATCATGCAGGCGATCTCGCCGTCTCTCGGTCTCCAATCATGGGGCCCACTGGTTTATGGGTTGATCACAGGTACTGTTGCTACTGTGGCGACAGTACCCCTTGCGATCTGGTCTGAGAGGTGGGTTGAAATGCCGGCAGTAAGTCTCGGTAACAGAATGTTATCAAAGTTCACATCAAGGAGCCGTCAAAGACCCATGGAGCAGACAGCAAACTTCTAAGATAATCATATGGCGCCCAAAGTCGAGCAAAGTAATATAAGTTCCTAACTAATTTCCCAGGCCCTGCATTTGCGGGGCCTTTTCTTTTGCCTGAAAGGAAATCACATGGCACGGCGCATCAATGCGGCGGGGCTTTCGCTCGTCAAACAATGGGAAGGCCTCAAGAACACAGCTTACCGTGACGTAGCCGGGGTTCTAACCATCGGATACGGGCATACGAGCGCCGCTGGGGCACCGAAGGTCACGCCTGGCATGTCGATAGGCGACAAGGAAGCCGAGCGCATCCTGAAAGCCGACCTGGCGAAATTTGAGGCGCGGGTTGAACGATTGGTCAAGGTTCCCCTGACTGATAATCAGTTCGCCGCGCTTGTTTCGTTCGACTTCAACACTGGGGCGTTGGATAAGTCCACGCTGCTGAAAAAGCTGAACAAGGGCGATTATGCCGCAGTTCCGGTCGAACTCATGAAATGGGTGAATGCTGGCGGTAAGAAGATCAATGGCCTTGTCAATCGCCGGGCCGCTGAAGCCGGTCTCTGGGCAAAGGGTGATTTTGTATCGTCCAATTATGTTCCAGCCACAACCGCAGCAAGCAAGACGGATGTAGCAACAATTGGTGGTGCTGGTGCTGCCGGTGCGGTCGCTACCATCGGCCCCGTAATCCCAGAAGTGACCAAGGCCATTACCGATCAACAGGACGAGCTTTCAAGCGGCCAGTGGGTGAGGGTGGCAATTGCAGCCATAATTATCGGCCTGACACTCTGGGGTGTTTATCGGAAGATAAAATCATGATCTGGGCGCTCATCCCCAACTGGCTGAAATACTCGCTCGCTGCCCTTGTGGCGGCGTTTTTGTTGGCAGCGGGTGGATACGCATACGGAACGATAAAAGAGCGCCAGCGGACAGCTTTGGCGGCAGCAGAGGCAACAGCAAGGGCAATACAAAAAAGGGCGGGCTTTGATGAAAAGATTATCGGTATGGATAGCTATCGGCTCTGCCTTGAGCTTGGGGGCTTGCAGCCAGACTGCGAGCAATTGCGCGGGATGGAAGCCGATCAGCCTTAAACCGGCGACGGCTGTCTATCTGGCAGGAAACGATATACCGGCTGGGCAGGGTATTGCCGGACATAATGCATTCGGGAAAGCGCGGGGCTGTTGGTGATGGAGGAAAATCCCATGAGCGACCGTCAGGTGATGGGGATGAACATCGATATGAAAATGTCTATCGGCAACATCATCACAATCGGAGTTGTCGTGGTAGGCATTACCGGCAGCTATTACGCGGTGAAGGGCGGTGTCGATCAGAGTAAGATCGATATCACGAAGCTGGAAACCCGCATTGAACGGCTGGAAACCCAGAACGGTGATGTGCGCGACAGAATGACGCGAATGGAAGTCACCTTGCAGAATATGGCGATCAATCTGGATCGGGTGGCCCGGTTCGTTGACAGCACAGAACAGCGGAATATTCAGCCACGATGATCGTTATTCGTCCGGTGCCGTTCCCGTCTCGCCCTGATGAATAGCGATAGCTGCTTCGACCATGGCCGTTGCAGCGTCAGTCCGATCCCAGCCTGCGGCCTCGGCTGCGTCTAGCGCCTCGACAAGCTTCCCCGCTATTGCTTCCTGCAAGTCCATTTCCCGATCCGGGTAGTCGCCTTCATGCTTTGGCTTGATCATTTGTCTCTCCCTTTACGGAGAGAATAGCGCGGTATTTGGACACGTCCAGAGCGCTAATGATTTGGACCCAAACGGGAACAAACTCTGTAAACTATTTGTAAACTGGAAGTTTTCTGTCAGCGGAAATGAAGCGTATCTTATTGAAAAGATTGGTGGGTGATGTAGGGAT